TTATGGATCATCCGGGGTATGGAGAAATTCAAGAAGGTATTGTTATAAAGAACCAAACAAGATTAAACGATCCGAATAGCAGATTACCATTTGTAGTGAAAATCGTTGGAGATAAATTTCATGAAGTCGCAAAAATGAATCATGTTAAAAAGATTCAGGATCCGCAAAAGTTGCAAGAACGAACAGAAGCGCAGGAACTTGTAAAATCTGTCGTGACGCGGCGTAGAGTTGAAAAAGAGTTATATAAAATGCGTGATGAAGGAATCATCCCAACAGAGTGGTGTGAACAGGATATGAAAACTGTTGCAAGGAATCTTCCAAACAGAATTTATACAGATTGTGTAAAAGAAGAACCGGAAGTAGTTCGAGCAGCAGGACAATATTTTGGAAAATTCTGTTCCGTTATTTCGATGAATTACGCACGAGAGATTATTCTCGGTCCGACTGGAGCAAAGTAAGGCGAAAGGAGGACACGAATGGTGGCAACAGCATTTAGTAGATTATGTACTTCTTGTAAAAAAAGATTTGCATACAAACAAACAGACGCCATCTTTGATGAGAATGGATATGGATATTCAACCAAGCTTGTGAAATGCAAACATTGTGGGCGATTAAATGTGATTCGATATTTTGAAGATGACTCGATGAAATTAAACAATGATAGAAAATATTATGATTATGACATGGTATAGAATAGGAGAATAATAAATAATGGCAAAACAGAAAGAAAAAAAACCGTTAGATAAAAAAGGCTGGGTTCAGACATTTGAATTGATTGGAAAGGCATGTATTAAAGATTACACATTCAAAATTGATGAACATTCTAAGAAAAGCGACTGGATTTACAATTCTATTAACCTGAATGTTGACTGCGGTGATAAATACGGAAAAGTTGGCTGCGAATTAATGGGTGGTTATGGAGCTGGCAGAAACAATGTTATTTATGTTCATGGCAAAGATGAGAATGGCGGAGATGATTTTGATAACAGATATCAGATTGATTTTGATGATCGATTTGACGAGGATATTCTAAAAGATATCGGAGAGCTTTGCTTTATCAAAATTGGTATTGAGAAGGATACAAAAGGTAAAGTTGTTATCAATAAATTCTTACATGCATATGATGCAATTAAATATCTGTCTGAAGCATTGCAGGATGGCATGGAGATTAAGGTAAGAGGGCAGTTAAAATATACTGTATATGACAAACATGTACAAGTAAGAAAAGAAATTAACAGTATTTATCTTCCAAGGGAGAAAGAATTGAATACTTATGAAGCAGCATTTACTCAGTCGATGCTTCTTGACAAGTATTCAATTGGAAAAGCAGATAAAGATAAATGTGCATTCCCGATAACGGCATACATTCTGGAGAAATTCAAAGAATATAATGGTAATGACTTGACTGAAGGTGGCGCTGTAAAAGGCGGAAAGTTTGTACCTTTGAGAAAGACATTTGAATATGTTTATGATCCGGAAGATGAAAAATCTATTGAGCGCGCAGGAAAACTTTTCAAAGTTAAGAAAAACGTGACATTGATTACTTGTCAAGGAGTATTTGTTGAAGGCGGTGCAGTGATCCAGACAACTGAAGACGATTTACCAGACGATATTAAAGAACTGGTAGAAATGGGAGCTTATAGTTTGGAAGAAGCATTAGCACTTTGTACAGAAAATGCTAGTAAAGAACGCAGGATGTTACTTACTAGACCAGTTATTAAGTTAGTTGGAGAAGACGGATCTAAGATTCCACAGATTCAGAAATTTGATTCTATGTATTCAGAAGATGATCTTGTATTAGATTATCTGATTGAAGCAGATGATGACGAAGAAGTGGATGAAGTAGAAGAAGATTCAGAAACTGATACAACGGATCAGGATGAAGAAATTGATTATGATTCAATATTAGATTCGCTGCTTGATGATTAACTATAATAATTAAATTATACAAAGTACAGAAAGGAAACAAATACTATGGGATACGGAAAAAAGAATACAATTAAAATTGATCCTTTATCATATAATATTGGACTTATTGGGGAAAGTGGTATCGGAAAAACAACAATTATTAAAGAGATGTGTGAGAAACTTGTAGGTGAAGATGGATATCGTTTTCTTGAGTGTGGTAAAGAAGATGGCGCTGACGGTATTAATGGAATCAACTATTTGAATTGTCCGGAATGGTCAATGGATTATGATGAAGAAACAAACAGTATTGGATTTGAAGATTTTGTGGATGATGTCGTTGAGAATAAATCCACAGAATATCCTGATTTGAAAACAGTTGTTATTGATACATATGATCAGCTTGTAGAAATTGCAAAGCCAGAAGTTATTCGTATGCATAATGCGGAGAATCCTGAGAAACCGGTAAAATCTATTAAAGCAGCTTTTGGTGGTTATATGGCCGGAGAGGATAAGGCAACAGAAATTGTTCTGAATAAGTTATGGGAACTGAAATCGGTTGGTGTTCATTTCATTATTATTGGACACGTTAAGCAGCGTACACAAGATGATGTAACAACAGGACAGACATATACTTCTCTAACAACTAATATGTCAATGAGAGATTTTAATGCAATTAAAACAAAATTACATTTTCTTGGTGTTGCTTCTATTGATAGAGAAATCGTGCAGGAAAAGACTGGCAAGACTAAAAAGGAAGGTAAAAAAGATGTAGATATTATGAAAGGTGTAATTAGAAGCGAAAGCCGTAAAATTACATTCCGTGATGATTCTTATTCTATCGATTCTAAATCAAGATTTGCTGACATTGTTCCGGAAATTGAATTTAGTTCAGATGCATTAATCAAGGCTCTTACAGATGCTATCAAAGCCGAAGCATCTAAAGGGAGTAAATCTGTTGATGAATTAAAGAAAGAACAGGATTCAGCTGCAGAAAAAAGAGCTGAAAAGATTGCGGAAGCTGAGGCAGAAGCTAAAATACAGAAAGAACTTAGTGAAATCACAGAAAAGATTAAGGCGTTCTGTATTGCTAATAAAGGTAAAACTGCAAAATTAAAACCACTTGTAGCTGCAGCTAAAGAAATGGGTTATGACAATCCGATGAAAGTAACAAATATTGATGACGCAAAAAAGATTCTTGAACTTACTGTTGCGTAAATAAATATTGATCCCAGGGCTTCTGCCTTGGGATTTCTAAGGAGAATAACATTGAGTAAGGAAAATAAAAAGGACACAACTGGTTGGAAAAATGAAGACTTCTTACAAATGTGTGATTGGGTTGAAAGAGAATTGATGGGGTATTCTGGGACGCAGCGTTTGCATAAAAACGCATGTCTAAGATTGCAGGGGCTAAGAAAAGGACAAAGTATGGCGAATAATTCTCATGAAATGTATGGAGAATATCCTATTGATGTTATTTTTAATACTTTTAAAGCGAACAAATATGTCATTTTAAAAGCAATAAAAGGAAAAACATTTAACAGCGAAGATCAGAAAGTGGCTTACATTTGTGCTATTGTAAGCAGCCGAATTAATGATATGTACACCAGAATGAAAAATGCAAAGAAAAGCGAAGAGAAGTCTGAAAAGATTGATATAGGAGCGCAAAATAGTGAAGCCGCTAAATATCAACGTCAGACGGAAGAGGTCATAAATTCTACATTCGAGGGGATTTGGTAATTGACATCTATCACTACTAAGACGAAGGATCGCAGTAGTGCGAAAACAATGTCTCCTTTTGAAAAGGAATGTATTGAGACTATTAAAAAGGTAAATGAATATAAGTTAATTGCAGAAGCAAATGCAGTGTCTTCTATTTACAAGAACCCGGATTTAGTCAGAGACACTTCTTTGAAACTGGAAGATATAACAAATAATGCTTGGAGAGTATATTTTTCAATTGCGAACGATATCATCAATGTAGAACAAAAAAATACATTAGATGAAATTACAATCAATATGTATCTATCGAAACATTCAAAATTAAGTAAGAAATACGATGAATATGGTGGATATGAGAAGATTGAAAGTTCATTTACATATATCGAAGAGGCTAATTTTGATTCTTATGTGAATGAGGTAAAAAAGTGGAACGCTGTAATGAAATTAGCCCGAATGGGCTTTCCTGTAAAAGAAAAGTTAAGTAAATATGTCGATGCTAAAGCTGAAGATATATATAACGAACTTGAGGCACTTTTGAATCACACATTTATTAATGTGGAATCTGAAGTTAAAACTTATAATGCCTGCGACGGATTATTTGATTTGATTGATAAATTAAATGCTGGAAGTCAGGTAGGAATGCCACTTAAACATTGTGATATTTTGAACAGAGAAATTGGCGGCATTAATTTTAATGGAAACATTTATGGTCTAGGTGCCAATTCAGGTGTTGGAAAATCAACAACAGCAATCAACTACTTAATGCCTTCAGTATTAGAACATAATGAAAAAATGGTCATTATGATTAATGAAGAAGATCAGGATAAAGTAAAGAAAGAGTTACTTGTCTGGGTTGCAAATAATTTATATAGTGCTGGACTACATAAATATATTTTACGTGATGGCCATTTTAGTAAAGATGTTTTAGATAAGCTTCGTAAGGCAGCAAAATATCTTGAAGAGTTAAAAGAACGCAGAAATATTACAATCGTTCCCTTTGAAAAATATACTGTCAAAGCAGCAATCAAAGTAATAAAAAAATACTCTAGCATGGGAGTAAGGCTGTTTGTTCTGGATACATTAAAAGAATCATCTGATTCAAGAGACACAGAAACATGGAAATCTATGGAACGAGATATGGTTGATCTTTACGATGTTGTGAAACCAGCTGCTAAAAATGTAGCATTATTTGTTACATATCAGTTAGGGAAAGCTTCAGTAAAGATGAGGTATCTTACAAATAATGAAATTGGACAAGCAAAGAATATATTGGATGTATTTAGTGTGAATTTAATGATGCGTAAACCATTTGAAGATGAGTTTCCTGGTGGTTCACATGAGATTAAAGCTTATAAGTTGGCGGGGAAAAATAATTCCTCAAAGATTCCGTATCATCTGGATCCGGATAAACATTATATGATTACATTTATTACTAAAAATAGATTTGGGGCTACAGACCAATTTCAGATAATCTCAGAGTATGATCTGAGTACAAATATGCACAAAGATGTTGCTATTTGTAATATAGCACAAGATTTTTAAGCGGAGAGTAAATATGACTGCATTAGAGATTAAGGAATACATTCAAAAAAATGGAAAAATACCTTATGTTTTAGAAAGCATTGGGTGTAGCAATATAGTATATCATGATAACAAGGATTATTATAGCTGCTCTAATGCGGTGGGTGGTGACTGTAACAATCCAGCCGCCATCAATATAAGAAATAATAAATATCTGAATTATCGAAATTATACCAGAGGAGTTGAATATGACGATGGTGAGGATTTAATTTCTTTAGTTCAGTATAATAAAAATATTGATTTTGCAAATGCAA